CGGTTCCGGCAGCGTTGTCCTCGGCGGCTCGTTCACGGTGGATGGCACCAATTATGGTTGTTCGCCATTCACGCTGATCGGCACCGCCAACGGGACGACCCAGGTGATGCTGTCCACCAACTGGAATCAACTCCAGCTCGCGGGTTATAGCGGGGTGAACTTCACCACGCTGACCAATGCGGCATCCAACGGCGTGCTGACCAACAAAGCGCCGACCGTCAACCGCGTGTTCTACAACTACTGAACCAAAGCCGGCGGCGGGGTGGCGTTGAAAGCGCCGACCGCGAACGCACCGTCGCCGGCAACCAATTTCCAAAATGTCACAGTGGGTTTCCATCACGAAGGCGACGCTCTACAACGCGAAGGTTGCGGCATTGATTGACGCGCTCGACACCGCCGCGCTCGGCGACGGCCAGACGAATCGCAGCACCGACATCATTCAGGGCGTCGTGGATCACATCCGGCGCAAGGTTGCCAGTTGCCGGCGCAACAACCTCGACGCCGACTTGACCACCATCCCAAAGGGTCTGCGCGACGTGGCCGTTGACCTGATCATCGCCCGGCTAAAGACCGCGCTAGAAATGGAGTTAAGCCAGGACGAACGCGACAACGTCTCGCGCCGCGAGCGGGATCTGAATCGTGTGGCCGATTGCACCGATGTGGTGGATCAGCCGGACAACGCTATCCCCGCGCCAATGGAACCAACCGTTGCGCCGCCGAGCTTCGGCACGCGCGGCCTGAATATTCCCGCCCGCAATTTCAACGACACAACCCAAGACGGGTGACTGCGTCACTGCCACCATTATGAATGCGACCATCGAACACAATTTCAAGTATCACCCGCCAGTCGGTAACGCGGCGGATAAACACACTGCCATCCGGGCGAAGGCAAAAGAACTGGCGAACCTGATTGACCAGTCCCTACCGCCGGAAGCTGCGCGCGAAAAAGCGACAGCGATCACCAAGTGTGAGGAAACGATGATGTGGGCCTGCGCCGGCATCGCCCGCCACAGCAAATGATTTTAGGCGATTCCAGCACGGTCGCGCAGGCGCTGCAAAAGTTGCAGGCCGAAGGAAAGCTGCCGCAGGGTCTGTCCTGCGAACAGCTCGCCAAGCTGTCGCGCGCCATCCAAAAATATTCCGGCGAAGTCAGCGACCGCATCATCAAAAAAATCCTCGCCGACTGGAAGGACAAGATTCAGGCGGCGCAAAGCCTCACCGATCCGGCGGCGCAGCGGGGTGTGATTTATGACCTTACGCAGTTCGTCGGCAATGAGGAGATTGCGAACAGCATCCGTTTCGCGCTCAAAATTTCGCAGGAAGTCGCCAGCGGTGCCGGCCAATACCTCAATCAGAATCTTTCGCCCGAAGTCCTGGACGAATATCCGGCCTTAGAATTCAAGCGCCTCTTTGACCGCACGGTACCGCGTGGCTTGAAGCGCGGCCCCAAGGGCGCGCTCATCATGGTTCCCGAAGACAACTGGCCGAGCCGCTGGGCCGCTGCCGGCGCGGAGGCCGGTGATGAAGACTGGCTCGAATGGGAAGGCGACGCGCAGGAAGGTCGCGGGGTGGCGTTGAAATCTTCCGGCATCTGGCAAGCGCTGGGTAATGGGGCCGGCGGTTACGATGACACGCTGGGCAATCCGTTTCCGCCGTTTGCGTTCAACTCCGGTTTCATGACGTTTGGCGTCCACCGAGATGAGGCGGTTAATCTCGGTTTAATTGGCGCGGATGAGGTGGCGAAACCCGCCAAGATAAATTTCGCCAAACTGTTTTCGGAGGTGGCGTCATGAACGAAGTCAGCATCAGAATCGCGTCAGATACCGCTACGCCGGAATTGCAGCGCTGGATCGGCGAACTTGGCGTCGCCCGGTTTCATGGCCGCGTCAACGACGACTTGGTTCAAGTGACAATGGTTCACCTGAAACAACTTGGCGGCAATGTGCGCGGTTATCCTTCGACGGGTTTCTACGAAAAATTTGCTCGCGGCGTGCTTTGCATTCCGACTGAAAACGGCGTCGCCGTGGTGATTCCGCCGCAGATTATCCAAGGCCGCGTGGTTGGTTTGGGGATGCGTGTGTTCGGTGGCACCATCACGCCTCAGACGGTTAAGATGCTGGCCATCCCCATTTCGCCGGTAAGCTACGGCCATGTCCCAGGGGAATTTCCCAATCTGTTTTTATTGAAGACCGTCAAGGGCGATTACCTCTGCCAAAGAGGCGAGGAGGTTTCTGACAAAACCGGACGCATTCGGCAAGTTGGCAAGAGTGGGCTCAAGGGCAATGTCGGCAGACGCATAAACTCCAATTTAGTTTTCCTGTTCAAGCTGGTTTCGAGTGTCACGCAGGATGGCAATCGTGATGTCCTTCCTTCGGATGAAAAACTTTTGCAGACGGCCATTGATGCGGTCGGAAGGGGATTAAATTAGTATGCAATACACCGATCTATGGCCGCTGCTGCAAAAAGACATTCTGGGGGTCTTGCAGGCGGACGAATTTATTGGCGCGCGGCCCGGTGTCCTAGTTGAGCCGGGCGACATTGAGTCGGTCATTAATTCCAAGCTTACCAAGACCATCGGCCAGGGCAGTGACGGAAAATCCGGTGTGGGCTATCTCGTGCTCCCGATTGAACGCGCGGAGGATGAAGATTCCAGCAATCCCTTTTCGCCGCTGAAACTCACGCTCACGATCCAATTTGTCGAGAACGTCACCCTCAACCAAAGCGCGACCGGAACCCAGATACCGATTCGCATCTATGCCGCCCGCGCCCAAAAAATCCTAAAGCTATACACACCGGTTTACCTGACTCAGAGTTTGGTAGCGCAGTCGCCGGTCATCAGCGAATTTACGGATAACACGAACAAGGCGCTGCGCGTCGGGCAGATCGAATTCACCGCGCGCGAGGCAGACGGCACGCCGCTCGTGCGGCTGCCGCGGCCGCAGATTGCCGCCGCCGGGAGCGCCTATCCCTACACCGTCACGGTCACGGCCCCGAACGCCACGAGCGTTTATTACACGACGGACGGCTCGCATCCCTACGCCGCCAACCCGCAGGCGAAACTTTACACTGGCCCGGTGCAAGTCACCGCGCCGGGTTTCTTCCGCGTGCGCGCCTTTGGCCCGGACGGCGATTTCAACACGATCCCCAGCGACACCGCCGCCCAGCAATTCAACTAAACCATCAACCAAAAAATAAATTATGTTACGCTCCAACCTCAACCGCGTTCCCGGTCGCCTCGCCTTCAACAGCATCAGCCTTTATTCCAAGGGAGGAACCACCATTGACACCGACCTGGTCTATAACCAGATGGCTGTCGAGGTCGCCGGTCTCGGCAAAATTGACAACCGCGATCAGGAAGCCTACGACGAAATCACGCTCACGCCGGACGGGCGCATTAGCGCCGCCATCGCCGCGGTATTGTGGCCTTATGGCAACCCGCCGCTGGGAGCGGGCATCTTTCCCGCGACCGACGTGCCGGCGGTTGTCCACGGCAACGACAGCTCGCTGGACACGCATCCCGCCGCCGCCCTCGTGCAAATGCCGCAGATGATTTTTCATCCAGTCAAAACCCTGATCGGCCAGATGAAACTGCTATGCCTGCGCAGCTCCGCCAGCGGCGTGGTGAATCCTTGGTCAACCGCGAATTCGCTCCGCACGTTCGCCAGTTCCGGCGGCACATTCGTGGACGCCACTTATGCCAACGGGTCCGCCATCACGCAGGACTACACGCTCACCTGGGGATCGGTCAGCGGCTGGGCAGGTATGGACTTTTATGACGGCCTGGTTTTCGAGCCGAAGGTTGAATTTGTGGACGACAACGTTGCCGTTCACGGCTTGTTCAACAAACGCATCAAATCGGTCGGCGGGATGTTGCGTGGCATTCCCATTGGCGCGACCCGCACCATGATTGACACGCAATTGCAAATTCAGGGCAGTGGCGCGGTACGCGGCGCTTCCGGTTTTGCGAAGGGGTATTCCGTCACCGTCACCGGCGCGGATGGAAAAACGTATCTCGCGTTTCCCATCGGCCAGCTTGTCAAATCCAAAATTCAAAATGGGGTCGAGCAGCTTCGCGAAGGCGAAGTCGCCTGGGAATGTTTGCCCTCATTATCCAGCGGTGTGCGCGGCGCATATTTCACGACCCCGATTGCCTGAACTATTAACCAGCTATCAATCCACCAAAAATTAACAATATGAAAAAACCGACAACTCTTGCCGACCTCGTGATCCATGCCCGCAACTCCGGGCAAAAGGCGTTCGCCGCCGAAGATGTCCTCGCCCAGCAAAGCGTCAAGCTGGAGGAATTCGCGGCGAGCGGATTTGACCGCGCCGATTTTCCGACGTGGGAACATTCCTTCAACGCCGAAATGGAAATGCTCGGCGCGTTTTCCAAGCAGGATTCCCCGGCGACCATCGCCGCGAAGAAAGCTGCCGCCACCGCCACCGCGTAAGGATGCGCCATGCTTACCCTGACGTTTGCCCCGGATGGAACCAGTGCATGGAGCGCAGGAAAGGTACTGTGCAACACGTCGCGTTCCCTCACGGAGTTGAACGTCGAGTTCAACCATCAACGCAGCATCAGCATCGAGCAGCTCGCTGTGGCGTTGGGCAGTGGCAGCGCGGCACTCGCCCAAGACTTTGCCAACTGGCGCAACACGATTGCGTTGACCGTCCGGCGCGGCGTGGATTTCACCGGCACAGCTTTTGCCGATCCGGAGGCCGCGCTCGCCTTCGCTTTGCAACAGCCGGCGCAATTTCCTACGACCGGCACGTTGCAGATCAAGCTTCAGGGCGTCACAACCAACACGACGCTTTACCTGCTTAACGTCGGCGTGCAGGCCATCCAGTTACCGCCGGGCGGCTGGCTGGGGATCGCCCCGGAATTCCGTTACACGTTTAACGGGGGTTTAATCACCCCCACATCTCCTTTCTAAATATGAAAAAATTCTTTTATATCTGCGCCTTATTGGCGGTGGTCTGTGCCCATGCCACTACCACCTCCGTTTTCTTTCCGATTTCCTCTATGTTCGGGGGCAACGGTTTTTCCGGCACCTTCAAAATTCAATCGCAGGCCCCAGTGATTACGGATAACACTCGGATCTATGTGGGAACTTTCACCAATGTAACCGTCACCCCCGGCATTGATCCCGTGGTGGGATTGACGCCAAATAATTACTTGGTGACGTTTTCTTCGGCGCAGACCCCCTGGCGCATTGGCGTGCCTGCTTCCACTAATCAACTTAATGCGTTGAATCTTACCGTGGGACCATTGCCGACATACCTTTATCAGCCCGCCGGCATCATTTCGGTAAGTAATACCAGTTCGGCGACTATTACCGGCGACGGCACGCCGACAAACCCGATTGCCGTGACGGTTATTGGCGGCGGCAGCGTTGGCGGTTTCAGCGGCACGGCCACCAACCTAGATGGAAATGCGACGAACCAAGTGCTGACGCTGATCGCCGGCAACGCGCCGGACTTTAATGCCTGGTACGCATTTACCAACTCCGCGCTTTGGAGTTTCTCGGGCAGCGCGGCGGTGGATACAAGTTGGTATAATGGAAGTTATCCGCCGGCCAACGAAGTTCAACAATCCGGCGTTATATTTGGTTCCGGACTAATCGCGCTTGATGATGAAGCGTTTCCACCGTTTGTTTGCTTTGGCACCGTTTATCCCGACGTGCCATCTACGCAGTGGCAGACGTGGGATTATTTGCCGATGGATATAATTTATTCCGAAGGCGGCATGGTGATCGGGGGGCGGCATTTTCAATCGCTGGTAAAAACCACGGTGCCGGAAGGGTGCTTGGTGGTTGCGTCCAACGTGACGGCGCTGACCTTCACCGGCAACGGCAGCGGTTTGACCGGCATTCCCTTTTCGGCGCTCAGCGGCGTCGCGCCGGCCAGTGTCACGAATTTGACCGCCGCCCAGCTTGTCGGCGTGAACAATGCCGCCGCCAAAAGTTTTCCGAACAATCTGACCGTTTCCACGCCAGCCAGCGGGCAAGTGCAAATTTCAACCACCAGCGGTAACCCCGTCATTCAGCTCTATAATTATCTGACCAATTTGATGTTTCAAGCCGACCAAAACGGGAACGTGAGCGCGGTCGGACAATTCAACGGTTCCGGCGCTGGTCTGTCGAATGTACCTTCGCTTTTTACCAGCATTACGGCGGGAAGCACGCCGCAATTCATTCTGACGGTGTATGGCACAAACGGCAGCCCGCAAACCAATACGTTTATTTTTGGCAAGGCGGGCAACTTGAGCGGCGTGAGTTCGCTGACCGCCTCAACCATCACCGGCACGCTTATTAATTCGCAGACCAATAACACGTCAGGCAATGCCGGCGGGGCGACGAATCTTTATGGAACGGTTGCCTTGGGGCAATTGCCTGGCGCGGTCGTAACCAATGCCAGCATGGCCAACGGTGGCACGCAAGTGATCCTAGGAACCGTCGGGGTGGTCAATGGCCAGCTAGTGCTGAATTTAACGAACAATCTTCCCACGGTGCTTTCAAACTTGACGGTGTACGGCAATACCTATTTTTCAGGCACCAATTACAGCACCAACGGTTTTGTTTCTGCCCTTGGTTTTCGCAACTACAACGGCGGCTTTGCGGTGAGCGGCACGGATGGCACCATTACCAATAACCAAGGCATGGTGGGCACTGGCACAGTAAAGGCATCCGGCTATTCGCCCATGAATGGAACTAACTACATAGTTGATCCCTTCGGCAATGGTTTGTTTGGCAACGCGGGCATTAGCAATGGCGCGGTGACGATTCCGTCTGGCAGTGATATAACTCTGAACAATGGGAACATTACCATGAAGGCCAACAACAGCGTTAATGTACTAGGTGGTAACGGAAGTTTTCAAATAAGCAGTGGGGCGAACATCTACATTGGTGGCGCCAATAAGATTGTGTTCGCGGGCGGCGACATTATGTCGTCCACCAAGGTCATCGGTTCCAATGGGGTTTTCCTAGTGCAACTGGCGGCCATCCCAACCAACTCGATTCCTGCCGGAGCGTCCAGCATAACCAACTGGTTGAAGTGCAACCTCAATGGCACCATTTACCTCGTAGCCACTAATTACGTCTCCGGCGGGTGGCTCTATTCCAAGCAGTCTGCAACCATTACCACTACTCCCTAACCTCAACTCATTCCATGAAAAAAATCCTCGCCCTCGTAACCTTCGCCGCCGTGCTCGCCGTGTTTGCCTGCGCGCAAAATGCCGACACGCCGCCAGCCGCGCCACTCATTCAGGTCAACGTCACGACCAATGTGGTGGCCAGCGTTGCGCCGCTGGTGCTGTCGGCGTCGCAGATGGATGCCATCATCGCCCTGATCCAGACCAACGGCATCATGGCCACGGTGCCCATTACCAGCGCCAATCTCGGCGGACTCACCCTTGTCCGCCGCGATGATGGCGCGGGCAACATTTCGTTTGTGGTTGATACGTCCGGCAATGGTTTATATGCCGGAGTTAATCTAACCAATGGCTCAGTAATAATCCCCGGAGCGCTGACCGTTAGCGGAGCCGCGAAGTTTAGCAACAATCTGACCGGAGGAGTAAATTTCACAATCCAAAGCGGCAGTCCTGGGGACTCCATCTATTTACGCGACGGGACCGGCAACAACATCATCTATGGTGGAACTGGTTCCGGCGTTATCAACATTGGTGCCGCAACCACGCTCCCAACGCAAATTTCTGGCAACGGGTTTCTGATTAAGTCAAACACCGCAGCGGCTCCGGTTGCTGGCTACACCTATTTTTGGAACTCGAATAATGCGGCGATGTTTAGCATCCGCGTCGGCGTAACCAATTTCCTTTTTAATTTGTAGTTTCGTTGGGTTATGAGTGACGCCGATAAAACGTTGAAGCTGCGCATTGAGGTAGATGGTTACATCATGCCTGGTGCGGTGGAGGCTGAGGCCAAACTCAAAAGCGAAGCAGATCAGCTCGCCCGCAGCATGGGTGTTATCACGGTCTCGGCGGCCGAGGCCGAGAAAGCCTTAGCCGAGATGGGCGAAAAGGCCGGTCACGCCGGCAGTAAAATTCACGAATCTTCCGAACACGTCCGGTCGCACGCGGGCCATGCGCGCGAAATGCATCATGTGTTTGGCGAGCTAAATCGGATCGTGCCGGGACTAGGGACGGCGCTGAAAGGGGCTTTTCATCCGGACTCCATCGGCATCGTGGGTTGTATACTGGCGTTTGAGGCGCTGAAAAGTGTATTGGAGGACATCAAGGCGCTGGATGAAATCAAGCTGGCCAATTTCACTGGTGACCAAGCTGCCATTGAGGCCGTGCGCGAATCCTACGAAAAAGCCCGCGTAGCGGCCGCCGCTTTCGTGGATGAGCAAAACCATTTGAACAGGGTTGGTTTGACGGCCGACGAAGTGGCCAAACGGCAAATTGAAAATCAAAAGAATCTCGCCAGTGCCCAAGAACAATTTAATTCCGCCGCGAAAAAATTCGCGGATTCCGAAGTCGACGAGCGGGAAAGGAAAGGGGTTATCACCCATGCCGAGGCCTTGAAAGAAAAATTTGTCCTCGATGTCGAATATGCCCGGAGGAAACTCCAATTGGAGGCGCAAACGGAACAAGCGGAGTTGGCGGCGAAGCAAAAAGAGCTGGCCACCGTAAAAACTCAACTCGCGCAGGCACAAGGGGATTTGGCTACGGATGAAAGCAATGCCGCAGCCTCGGCGGCAGCCAAAGAAAAGCACGAAAAAAGAAAAGAGACGGCAAAGCAAAATATTGAGGATGCCCAAAAAACCCTCGAAGAGCTGGGGAAAGATCACGCCAGCGGCTTGAGTCCGGTCAAGGGAATGGTGAATGAAGAAACCGCCGAGGAGCTTCAAGAGTATTACGAAAAATACGTCGGGGATTCCGCAGGAAAAAATCACACAGAAATGTTTGCGGCCGTGCGGGACAAAATGACGACTCTGTCGTCGAAAGCTTCTTGGGATTTGGGGCTCACCGATTTTGTTGACCGAACCATCGGAAAAGGCGGCGATGCGGCATGGGCCAAATATGATGACGCAAAAAATCAAGTGGCCAATGGGAAAAAGGAATTACGTGCTCTCGAGGAATCACAATTCAAGATTGATCTGAATGCCGAACGGGGAAAAAAGCAATTGGATGCCACCGAGGAAGCCGTGCGCAAACTTTCTGCTTCCGTCGAAGAGCTCACGCGCACTTTGCCCCAAATGCAAGCCGATGCGGCCGCAAAAATAAATAATGCCGCCGCCGTCCAGAATCTTGACCTCCGCAGTTCTGCGATTAAAGCTGGGTTGCCCGATCCGGGTAATATCTTTCCGGCCACCGCCCGTCCGGTCGGGTCTAGCGCGCCGGCGCCCACCGTTAATCCCACGCCGTGGCGCTATAATTTTAGCCCGCACGCCACCAGTACTGCGCCCTCGGCCACGACGCAAGCCCAAGGGGATTTTGCTGCCGCTGAACATGCCCAAATAGTATTGCAGTCGGGGGGGAAATTGGCCGCCAATGAAATGGAACATATCCGGCATTTGGCCGAAGTTATGAGTGGCCATGCCGTAAGCTCCAATCAAGTGCTCGCCACGTTAAAAAGTATGATGGCAACTCAGCAGGCCCGCGAGGCCGCTTTTCAAAGAGAATTAGCCGCGCTCTCCGCGCAGCATAATTCGGCTCGCAATATAATGGCGGGTGGCTAATTTATGCCTGGCATCTGGACCATAACCTATGACAACGGCAGCGGCCCGGTGGAACAAGCGGCTGCCGCTTGGGGTCTTACGGCCCGCCCCGTAATCAAAACGCGCGACCGCAGTCCCACCCAATTTTCGTTTCGCATGGCCGGCGCCGCCCCGGAAGGGTCCATTCCGTTTCCTTTCAAAGCCAAAGTCACCATCAAACAGAATCGCGTGTTTGCCGCCGGCAGTTGGTCCGGCACGGGTTTTGTTTTTGTCGGGTACCAGACCACGCAGCCGGCGGATGTCGATGGCAAAGGCCAGGGCATTACGCTCGTGTTCAAGGATGTCATTTGGCTATTGCAAAACACCACATTCCAACAACTTTGGAATATTGCGAGCACCCCCACCGCGCCGGCTTGGGTTTCCCGTTGCGTGTTGTTTATGGATATTAATTCCTGGTCGCCCAACACGTATCAGTCGGTCCAATGGCAAATTAATCAAATCATCAGTTATGCCGCCGCGTGCGGCATCGCTATCACGGCCGGCACCATTGATTATTCCGGGTGGTTCCTGAATTATTATCACTGCCGCGCCATCAGTTGTTGGGATGCCATTTTGAAATGTTTGGAACCCATTCCGGACGCCAAAGTGTGGGTGGATGGTTCCACGTCCACCCCCACGTTGCATATTCGGACGCGGGCCAATCTCGCGGCCTTGTCCTCGCCCACCGGCACCGGGCCGGGGCCAATCACGTTGCTGTACAAAGGCACCGACAGCGCCGGTCGCCGGCATCATTCGAGCAAGGGTTTCACGCCCCGCTATGACCTTGTGCCGCCGCAAGTGGTGCTGCAATACCAAATCAATAACACCTATAATGGGAAGCCGGCCCCGACGTGGACCAATGATGTTTATCCCGCGACGGTGGGCGGCAGTAGTAATGGCCAAATGCCTTTCGCTTTAGTGTGCCCGATTGATTTGACGGGGGCGGCCGTAACTTCGGAAACGGGAACGCTGGATTGTGAACCGCTCGCTTGCGTGGGCGGCAGCCATGCCGCTAAGAGGGCATGGTGGGCAAGCAAACGCGGTGGGGAAGCGGATCGGTTGGCGGATTTTCGCGCCCGCTTCGGGTCGAACACGATTGCCGATGCGACTGTAACGGATGACAACGGGAACCCGATTGATTTATCTGCCTATCCCAACCGGATCGTGAAAGGCAGCTATCACGCTTGGATGAAAAACGGCAGCACGCAAATCAATGCCGTGCGGGCGCACATCAAAGTTAAAGTCCAATATGCCGAATGGGATGTGGTCGGCAGCACGCCCGCCGAGACGGACCTAAATGGCAACTTGGTCAAAAAAGCTAACACGCACGAGCTGCATTGCCATGTTACCCTGACTAACGCCCCAGCGGGCGTGACGCCCTTTGTCGGTACGCAGCTTACCGCGTTGGCGGAAACCCCAGTCAGCAATCTCGCCCAGAATATTTATAATTCGCGCGCGGCTTTGGATTACGATGGCCAGCATGAGATTATTGATCCCGGTTTGCCCAATGCCAGCACGCCGACGCCCCCTTTAGTTCAGCTCATCGGCCCCTGGAACGTTTTAAATTTTTCCGGCGGTGCGACCGCTTGGGCGACGGCGAATATGACCGTGGCCGGCACGGAAATTGACCTGATGACGAATCACATTCAAATCGAAATCGGTCCGTCCAAACATTTGCAACCGCAGGACTGGAATTCCATGTTGCAATTCTTTCGCTACCGCCGGCTGTACATTGCCAGCAGCGTCCGCGCCACGGGCTATGGCGATGGTAATAATACCGTGGACATGGCGCTTAATACGCCGGATGCCAATAGTGTGGCGGGGCTTTCGGTGGAATCGCAACATTCCTTGATCGATTACGCCTCCCCCGGCGATCCGACGTCGCCGGTTACCGGACATAGTAATTTAGACGCGAATCTGATTACCCAGATTCTGGCGGCCACCACGCCGACGACGGTGGTCGGCAATCCCAAAATCATGCAGCCGACCGAGCACACGGCGTATGATGAAAACTGCAATTTGGTTTATTACATTGTCCATCGCACGGGCACTTACACTAAGCCATGACTCAGGAGCGCAAAGTGGGGGTGCCTTTTCGCGCCCCGTGCGGCGGGTGGAAAAACCCGCCGTTGTATTTTGACCCGCCGCTTTATCGCCATGTGCGGGCGGGTGATTTTGGCATTAATAAATATGTCAATATCACGACGGTTCCGAATCCGGCCGGCGGCGCGGCGATTGCCCCTTACGAAATCTATAACCAGACGCCCCAGCCGAATTGCACGCAACCGCCGACGAGTCCCGCCACGCCGGCCGCCTGGATTGGCACGGGGCAATATCAATTCACGCTCGTCAGTGGCCAGGTCAATCCCGCTCCGCAAACATTTCGGCATAACAGCGGCGATGGCACGGTCAATTTCAATGTTTGTTACAAGTCCGGTTTCAAAAATGTGGCCGTGGTGCTGCAATGGAATGGCGTCTTCGGCTGGTTATCGCACGATCCGGCCGGCTGCGCGGATTCGGTTTGCAGCACCTTGACCACCGACAGCAATGGCAACGCGCCCGGCAGTCATGCCGGCGATCCCGGACAATTGCCGTTGGTGGCGCCGGTCGATTACATTACGACCTACAGTTATTCGACTTACGAGGGCCAGCAGTTGACGCCGGACCAAATCAAATATTTGAATCTGGGCGTTTCGGCAAGTTACCACGCCACGGGTTTTTCGGCGGCTTATACGACCACGACGCCTGATCCGGGTGATCCGAGCACTTGGGTTTATACGGCCGGTTCTTACCAGCAAGATTATGACGTGACGGCCTCGGGTTACGGCACCCGTTCGGTCGATCGCAACAGCGGAATAACCACCTGCGGCGTGGGCGTGAACACAGATGAATATACTTACTTCGATGAATACGGCGCGCACGCTTATCCCCATGTAAAACATTTGGTCGCGCGGGCCGGCTGGACGGCGAATTACGACACCGGCGTGCAGACCAATACCAAGTGCGGTACGAGTGTCATCGATGCAGATATTGCCACCGATGTTCATTGCCCAACGCACATTCCCGCGATCGCTCAAGCCGTCACGCTCTGGAACGGTTTCGCGCCGGCAAATAAACAGATTGTAGTGCCGCCAAATGCGGGCGGGTTTTCGGTGAGCCTGAGTTATGATTATCTTTCTTATCGCATTCCAGGGCTGGGCCGGTTGGGCGTCGATTTCCTTGGCATTACGGCCCCCAGCACCGGTTCGACCATTGCCATTACCGTAACCCGAACCAACACGGGTTATTCGTGGTCCATCGCTTACGAAATCAATTATTTTGTTTTGTCCGAAGGGTTTGGCTACCAGTCTTTGAACTATTCCGGCTCGCTTAATCTATCTCTATCGGGCGAGAATTCGGCCGCGACGCTCTACGCCGATGCGGTGAGCCTGCTGAGCCACTGGCCGTTAAACGACGACCATTTATATCCGTGGCGGACGGATGGTTATTTGCAAGTTGCGCCGCTGGTTTCCCGCTTGCAACTCCGGCGGAATTCTTCACCCGTCGCGGCCTTAAATTGTTATACGGTTGACGATCTGCGTTCCCCGATCACCGATGCCAATGGCAACGCGCCGTGGTCGAGTCCGGATTACGCGGCCGGCCCGCCCGTCTCGGGCGCATTTGGCACACGCACGATTGATGGCGCGGCCAACAATGATTCGCAGGGGCGTCCGTATAACACCGATCCCACGCTGTATTCCGGCCCGGTCGCTTGGGTGCCGACCTACGCGCAAATGAACTGGTTTGACCCGGATGCGTTTTACTGGCGATACGCGGCCGATACCAATCTTTGCGCGACCGACTTGGTGCAAATGGTCGATGGCAGCGTCCAAGGCGCCCCCAACCCGGCAGGGTATGTGGATTATTTCCGGTTCGACTTTTCGGATTGGCGTGGTTGCCACACGGATGATGGTTCGGGGGACGTAAACTTTGATTGGTACGAATACGGTTATGGGATGTCGCTCGCCAATTACATTTCTGCCACGGGCGCCCAACTGCCATTAAATGCGACGCAGTGGACCAACAATTATTTTGCTATCGGCACCCCGCCCGGCGCTTCTTTGATGTACGCCGATCCCACGGTCGTGGCGCAGCATGATTATTCGGGGCTGGCCAATACGAATGGTGCTTTGGTGGGCATGAAATATGCCGAGGTTGCGGAGCGCTGGCCTTCGGAAAATTATGGCCAGCCGGCCGGCGCGATGCGCTTCTTTTACGATGAGGTACTAGTGTTCTGCGCCACGGCAATAAGCGGCAGTGGAACCGGCGCCACGTTGACGTTGACCGATGCCAGCGGCAGCCCGCAAACGTTGGTGGATACGAGCGGTATTTGGGGCGGTGCTGTCGTCGGCGGGTTTTACCACATTACGGGAAGCGGCACGACGGTAACGCTGGGCACCAAGGTTTATGATTTGCCGACCGGTTGGGCGTCGCGCAGTGGTGACGACGCCGTTTGTTTTGGTCGTTTGCGCTGGCCGAATGCGCCGGGGATTTTGGGCCGCGTTGCTGTCACGGCCGTGACGGCTGGTGACCCCGTCCATCTGGCGCTTGATGCCACCTATTTGCATACGAGCGATGTCATTAATATTTACGATGCCGGCATGTCCGTTTTGGCGTCCAACATCGCCATTACCAAACTCGATGATGGGCACGTTACCGTGGCGGTTGCTTATAGCACGATTCAGGCGGCGGTTTGGGCCACGCCCTACCGCTTAAACGATGGCACCACAGATGGGGGAAAATACTATTTTGCGGATGCTTATCCGAAGGGTGATTTCATTACTTTGCAATGGTTGTTTGATCGGCGGACCAATGCCGAATATACCCGGCTCACTGGGGTGCTCGATTGTACCGGCACGCAAGTATCGCGGCCCACCCAAAACCACGGGTTTGCCAGTTTTTCGCAGGCGCAAGGTTGCGTCCCATTCAAACCCTGTTGTCCTGCCGTAGTTTGCATCTCCCCGAATGGCGAAACGTGGCCCAACGGCAGCACGATTGCCTTCCCGTCCAGCTTCGCTTTAGACGAGCGATACGGCTCGCGCTGGCAGGGCTACGTTCAGACCACCATGACGAGTATCTGGTGGCAACCGCCTCACCAGCCATGCGGCTCTGATTTTGACTGGAAAATGGATGATGGTAGCTGCCCTGATAATAGCGACACGACGCACTATTATCCGCACGCCCCGGTGGTCGAAGCTCGTATCGCTCTGCCGGCCAATTATGGGGCCGCGCAAAACGAGACACCGCCGGCTTTGCCCACGGGTATTGTTTTGGGTTGGTTATCACCCGTCGATCATACCGGCGCCGACGTGGCCCTGCCACCGGCTTATATTGGGTTTACCGACAACGGGAATCCCGCCGCGATTGACACCCCGTGGGCGCTTCGTTCCCGGCTTTGCGGCGCCGCCGCGCCCGGCAGCGCATGTCGTTTTGCCGGGGTTTATGCGCAACAGGTGGTTAATTGCCCCAATGCATAGCTTTTTCCTTCAACCAGGCCGGATGCCGGCGGCATCACCCCAGCCAATTGCCAACCAGCCTTGGCCGTTAGTGATTCAATGGGTTGCTCGGCATCGTCGAGCGGGGGAAGCGGGCGCAGGCGATACTTTGGAACGTTTGCTTCACGGTTTGGGGGCCGACCGGGCGGCGCATTGGTGGGAACGGCTGGCCGGCCGGACTTGCGGATGCCAGGATCGCAAGGTATGGCTCAATGGACGCTACCCCTACATAGCGGAGGATTAAAGGTGGTATAACTGGGCATTAACTTATTTTGCGCCAACCGCTAAAAAGCCCAAAAGTTCCCAAACCTATTCTTAATCTTCCCAGTCCGGCCGCGTTTTTACA